GCTGGCTGGGATTTCACAGTTTCGGCAACGAACCCAGGCGTAACACAAAGTATTGCGAACCTTCCTGCTGCTGGTTTCGCAGCTCCTGCCACAGCTGGATTTGTAAGAATCATCCCATTTGTTCCTAGAATGTACCCAGTAACCCGTAGGATCACAGCTATCACGGCTGGCGTCTCTACTGTAATCGCCCTCAACGTGACACACTTCTATACTGTAGGACAAAAAGTCCGAGTGACGGTGCCGGCAGGTTGGGGCATGGTGCAAATGGCTGGATTGATTGGTACTATCACTGCCATTGGAACTGCTATTGGTGGATGTACTAATACCATCACTGTAGACATTGATAGCTCGACCTTCACAGCCTTTGCCTTCCCAACAAGTGCTGTCGCAGCTCTTGGTACAGGAGTCCCAGAGGTAGCCCCAGTAGGTTCAGCAGCTGTAGTACCATATGGCAATGTTTTTGACGATGCTTCAAGAAATATCTCTGCAACTGGAGTAATTGTAGGGACTGGAGTACAGGCTATTGGTAAGACTTATCAATGGATGGCTCGTAGAGGTCTTTCAGTATAGAGTAAATATTTCATCAACAAAAGGCTCTCATTTCAGAGAGCCTTTTTTATTTTCCCAACCTTGTCAACTAAAATTTATATTTAAATATTAGATACTATTTGAAATAGTTCGGCTGAAACCCAAAAACAAGGAGTGTTTCATGTCCAGACCAAAGAAATTTAGACCACAAATTCAAGAAAAGACTGTAGAGAAGGCTCCAGAGGCTACTGAAGGGGCTGTTAAAGACAATCTTGTATCAAATGAAGAGGTAAAGGCAGTCGACCCTGTTCAAAAGCCAGTTAAGATAATCACCTCTCCAGACGCATCAATTACTAACATTCCCTTGTCCCAGAAAGAACTATCAAGGCAAAAACTTAACAAACTCATTGAGGAGGAGTCAAGAATTGTCAAAGGCCGTTTCCGTCATCACGAGACTCCAGGTGGGCTTTTAAGAGTCCAGATTAGAAAATATCCTTCAATTCCTTCATTTGATAAAGTATTAGTTGATGGGCAGGTATACGAGATACCACTATATGTGGCTAGGCATCTCAATGGTATAGACAAGAGTTGTCCAGGGGGCGGGGCTGAATCCCACACATGTAGCTACCCAGTACATGAGTTTTTGTGGTCTGGAGATGGTAGAGGGCCTGCGCCATCAAACAAGTTAGATGACAATGGAGTCCCAATGCCAGCGCAGACTACTCAGAAGTGGATTCGAAGATTTAGTTTTGACTCATTGGAGTTTGACCTCAACAAGTAGGGTGTAAAATGACGGCCTCTAATTACTTTGTTCCAGGGAATAAGACGATAGTAAATATAATTAGAGGTCGTGCATTCACAAGAATATTCACAGATACTCATGGATACACTTCTGGCCTGGTAGTGAGGCTTGTTATCCCAAAAGTTTCAGGGATACAGCAGCTTAATGATACAGTACGTGAGATTTTTGTTGCAACCCCTAACTCATTTATTATAGAGGTTGACTCATCTAACTTTGACCCTTTTGTCCCTCAAGGCGTTCCTCGATCTAATTGGCATTTTGTCCCTCAAGTCATTCCAGTTGGGGATTTAGGCCCAGGGTTTGAGGACTCCACCTTTAATAATAATAACATTATCCCAGAGATATACCCCCCAGCACCATATCCAGCACATTCATAAGGAATTTTTATGACAGTACCATATACGTTAGCAGACATTAGGAACAAGGTTAGGCGAATAACTGGTAAATTAAACCCTGTAGAATTGACAGATGGGGAAATTGATAAATACATAAATACTTCTTATATCTTTGACCTCAGCGAGCACTTGAGGCTTGAAAGCTTTAGATATAATTACCAATTCACCACGAATGCAAACCAGGCTGTCTATGATTTCCCCAAAGAACTTTATTTGACTTGCATGCCCCCTGTGTATTGTGGAGGGTATCAAAGCTATATGACTCAAAGCAGGGAAAACTTCTTTAGAACAAATGCTCAGATGACACAGTTTCAGCAGAGGGTGTCGACAGGGACAGGGGTAACAGGGCCATATACATTTACCTTGCAGAGTGTCCCAATAGTCCCAGGATGGAAGAGAAACCCTCCTGGGGCATACTCACTATCTAACCCCGCCCTTCTGACAGACGTTCCTGCTTCTGACATAAATTACATGGTCATCATCTCTGGCCTTGATGCTAACGGGAAGAGCCAGACATTAGTTGATGATGGAGGATGTTCCCCTACTGGGCATAGCAACATAGGAGAATTATTTGATGTTAATGACACCTCTACCTATATCATTCCTGGGGCTTTCCCAAGGGGGACTATAAATTACATTACTGGACAAGTTATAATTAATGCAGCCGGCTTTGTGGTTCCTATAGCTCCTGGAGCTGCCATCAACGCCCAATACACGCCATACGTAGCCAGTCGCCCTAGGAGCTTCTGTTTCTTCCAAGACCAGCTGATAGCCTACCCAATCCCAGATCAAGCCTACATCGTCAGTTTTGAGGCCTATAAATATCCAACTGCTTTCTTGTCAGCTCCAACAGACCCTCTTATACAATCACCACAACTTCGAGAGATGTGGCAACTACTAGCCTACCTAGCAGCTGACAAAATCTTCACAGATTGTGGGGACATTGAAAGTATGAGCAAATACCGGCCTATATTAGACGAGCAAATGAAGTTGGTACAAAGGAGGACTATAGTCCAGCAAACCCAAGAGAGGGTGGCGACGATCTATAGCGATGCTAGTGGCAACCAGTTCCCCTGGGGAAATATGTTTGGGGGGTTTTAGCATGCAATACCAGCCAATTTATCTATCAAATTTTGACGAAGACTCTGGCTATCAAACTTATTTTGACCCATTTCTTCTTCCTGCCAAAGCCTTCCCAAAACTTGAGGATGCCATCTGTTTCAGGGGCAGGATCCAGAGGAGGAGGGGGTCATTCTTATTAGGTAGATTGAGAAGAAGAATGCCATTGTTAGTTGCTGATCCTGATATTATCCTCACTCAACAGGCTGTCGGTATCCAAACTATAGTCGCAGATATTCTTGCAGATGCCACTTTAGCCTTGAGAGCCTCGGAACAATATGCTGAGATTGTTCCATATACCCTTACTGTACATGTTGGTGCTCTGACATTTCAAGATATTACTGGCCATGGAGTCCTAGATCCTGTCGGGGCTGGGTTGCCTGGTACAATAAATTACGTCACTGGCCAAATGGTCCTAAACTTCGCTGCCGCCATACCTGCTACTGCCATTACTATTCATTTTGCTTACTATCCAGCTCTTCCAGTTATGGGGATGGGGTCATACGAGGAGATAAGCCTGAATTTTGAGACTACTATTATCTTTGACATGAAATATGCCTATAAGTGGGATCCTACTAACAACATATTTATTGAGTTGGCGACTCCCCCTGCTACCCCATGGAGTGGGAACAATTCAAAGCTATTTTGGACAACACAATATTATAGATCAGCAGCTAATAACAACATCCTCTGGGTGACCAATTTCAAAGATGGGGCTACTGGAAATCCTATACGATATTACAATGGCGCTACCTGGACTAACATTTACCCTGTTATTACTCCAGGAGCAGATCCAACAGTAGTCCAAACCTGTCTATGTATCCTCCCATTCAAAGATCGCCTTCTTCTATTCAACACTTGGGAAGGGACAAACACGGCTTTTACAACAACAAATTATCCTAACAGAATTAGGTGGTGTGCAAATCTTCAAGATCCAACAGTAGTCCTTAATTGGCAGCCTATTCCTGGATTAGGAGGGTACAACGATCTTTATACAGATGAACATATTGTCTCTGTAGCCCCATTCAAAGATGTAATTATTGTTAAACTTGAGAGATCTTGCTGGAAGATTATTTATACAGGCAATCAGGAACAGCCGTTTGCATTCCAAAAAATAGACTCCACCATGGGGTGCAACTCCTCACATAGCCCTGTCATGTTTGACAATGGGGTTTTGTCAATTAGTTCATTAGGAATTACAGTAGATGACTCAACATCAGTAGAGAGGATAGACCAAAAAATACCAGACCAGGCATTTGGGATACAGACCTCTCCACAAAGAGCTTTTGGGATTAGAGATTATGTCAATGAGCTCGTCTACTGGGCGTTCACAAATATTAAACTTAACGCTCGTCTTACATCAGAAATTTTCAATAATTCTGTTCTTGTCTACAACTATAGAAATGAATCTTGGGCTATTTTCAATGACTCCTACACTTGTTTCGGAAAGTTTCAAGTAAGTAATCCTACCTATACGACTGACCTCCCAATCCCTGGGTTTTACCCACCTAATTCCATCATCCCATCAGCTCAAAATATCATTGCAGGGAATCAGCAGGGGTTTGTTCATATAGTCCAATTGAGAAATAATATTTTAAATAGTGCTAGCTTGGCAATTACTAGTATTACAGGGCAGGGAGTTGGGCCATATCCAGGGACTCCTCCGGCAGATTTTATTGTTCCAAATCATAATTTTAGTGCGACTGGAGACTACTGGGTAAAAATTGATGGCATTTTAGGGAATGGAGCCCCTGGGTTAAATCCTGAAAGTCTAAACTATAATGCTATTACAAACCCATTTATGTATAAAGTTAGGTCTATCAATTCTGGGATAATAAATCTTTTCTCTTGGGATCCAGGGGCAAGGGTTTTTATCATACCTGTGCAATTATTATTTGGAGGTGAGTATCTAGGGGGTGGAAGAGTTACAGTAATACAAAATTTCAACATCACAACTAAGGTTTTCTGTCCAAACTACGACACAGACCAGCAGATTGCCAACAAGTATGTTGATCTTCTTACCTTAACAACTACTTCAGGGGAATATTCTTGTAATGAATATGTAAATGAAGCCACTCCAGCTATTAACGACACAGATCTTGTCCCTACAACAGCCCTTCTTGGGGATAATAGAGTCTTAACCTGCCAAGAAAATGCTCTCCTTGCTCCAACACAGGTAAACCAGCAGAAAATCTGGCATAGGTTTTCTTGCCCAGTCGTGGCACAAAACTTTCAATATGAGCTAAAGATGAGGAATGATCAAATGACTTCCCTCACTATCAACAACAACGACTTTATCTTATACGCCATGACTTTAACGATGGCTCCAACAGGCAGGATGATACAGTAATGACAAATTCTTTCTTAACAACCTCTCGCTCCTTCCCTGTCTCTCGCCCTGGGGACCTAGAAACTGTCCTAACCCAATCCTACATTGAAACCTCCCTGTCAATCAATGCCAAGGAAAATGGGGGATATGAGCTTCAAGAGACAGTATCAGGGCAGCAGTTTTTCACTCCTGGGAGCCTGCAAAAGAGATTTGTGTACAGGAAGTGCTTTGTTATTGGAGCTATCGCCACAGGGGCTGCAATAGCAATAGCTCATGGCATTACCCCTCTCACATTTTTTACTTGTATCAGAGGAACTGTTGCTACAGCCGCTCCAGACTGGAGGCCTATACCATATGCCGGTGGTGCAGGACTAGATTTTGTGTCAATTCTTGCTGATGCAGCAAACATACGTATATTAAATGGGGCTGGGATGCCAAACATACTTTCTGGGATAGTCATACTAGAGTATTTTAAGAGTTAATCAAATAATTTCTTGTGTGCTAGTATGCAAGAAAATAAGGATTTCATATGGGTCACAAAAAACATCATGGCGCTATCCCCCTACTCGTAGTTGGAAGCTCTCATAAGAACAAGAAAAGAGTGCAAAAAGAGGCTGAAAAACATAAGGAACATGAGAAAAGAAAGGCTAAAAGGGATGCTAAGAGCGACACCTCCTCAATGAAGATTCAGTCAGGGAAAAAATACACGCGCCTTCAAAGGTTCCCCACTAACTCTCCAGAGCAAAAAAAGATCCTTGAAAAATTTGGTGAACACGTCCGCCCAGAGCAATTTCATGAGCCTGGGATGATGAGGCATGCCTTAGGATTTATGGATAGAGCTGTCCAGAATGGCCCTCCTACCTCTCCTGTTGAA